ATCGCATGTAGGATGATCTACTATTGAGGTTTGGAGCACCATATTTTTGAACAATCACTCGAAACTCTTCAAATGGATAAACATCTGCAAGACGCTTCCAGAAGACCTCATGAACGACCTTGTTCTCGGGGTCGTAGTTGGATGCCACAACAAACAAAAAGTCACGACCGGGAACTGCATTGGGTTTCATCTGTTCGTAACGCAATTTGATTTCTTCGAAGGAGGGGTCGGGCCCCGGATCGATGAGAGCCGGATCGTCCTTTGCTTGCGTCCTCAATTTATGATTCACCATGTTGTGGAGGTCATACAACCAGCGCCCAGGGTTCTCGCATACAGGCATCTTGCCCACAAACTCTGTCGTGCTTTCTCTACAAAACTTGCACGGCAATATGTCTTTGATGTTCAACAGAAACTCTTGTGGGTGAGGACTAAAAAACGCAATCAAATGAAAGAGTTGCCATGCACTTGGCCCAAAATATCGGGTGTCGTAGCCCATTGTTCATTCCACTGAAGATTATATCATATGGAAGTATAAAGACAAATGGGAGGCGGTCTCTTACAACTTGTTGCTTTCGGTGCCCAGGATGCATATTTAACGGGGAATCCCCACATCACTTTTTGGAAGGTGCTGTATAAGAGGCATACTAATTTTGCCATCGAGGCATTTCGTGTGAATTTTACGGGTGCGCCTACGTATGGCCAGCGCTTGGTTGCTGTTGTGAATCGCAATGCCGATTTGCTGTGGAAGACGTATGTTGAGATTGTGCTGCCCGATACAAGCGCTACGGCAATCGGTGAGGTTTATCCTGTTAAGTGGACCGGTGCCAACGCTCGTCGTCTGGGCTACCAGATGCTGCAGCAGATCGAGGTAGAGATTGGTGGTCAGATCATCGACCGTCACTATGGCGAGTGGCTCTACCTGTGGGAGACCCTGACTGCTGATCTGGATACGGCCTACAAGCTGGATGCCATGGTAAACAATGGCACCGAAGGACAAGAAACCAGTAGTCAGAGTTGTGGCGGTACTTCTAAAAAGCTGTATGTTCCTCTGCAGTTCTGGTTCAATCGCAACCCCGGTCTGGCACTGCCTCTGATTGCTCTCCAGTATCACGAGGTTCGCTTCAACATCACCCTGAATGATGCGGTGAATCTGGTTCAGAGAGGTTCTTGGGACAATATATCTCAGGCAGCATCACATCTGCCTCCTCTGAAGGACATGGCACTCTACATTGACTATGTCTATCTCGATGTGGATGAGCGCCGCAGGTTTGCACAGGAGAGTCACGAGTATTTGATTGACCAGCTTCAGTATGAGGGTCAACAGCAGATTACCACGTCTTCTGCTCGCTTGGATCTGACGCTTAACCACCCGGTCAAGGAGTTGGTGTGGGTGTTCCAGGATTCTCGTAAGACGGATTGCGGCGATACGACTCTGACGATTGAGGGTAATCCTAACGGCGCTTCTCAAAACTACACTGCTCCGTTCAGCTACAATGACATTGTGGATCGCTGCCGTCTCCAGATCAATGGTCAGGATCGCTTCGACGAGCGTTTTGGTGACTATTTCTGGAAGGTCCAGCCTTACCAACACCATACTGCTGGTGGGTCGGCTGCTTGGTCTAGTGTTGTTGGTCAGAACCCCATCAACGTGTATTCCTTTGCCATCCAGCCCGAGGAGCACCAGCCGTCTGGCACGTGCAACTTCTCTCGCATTGATTCTGCTACCCTGGTATTCAATAGCGTGACGAACCCAACATCCGGTAATGATATAGGTTCATTCCCGAACAAGCAATATCCTTACAACTTCCGTATGTATGCGGTGAATTACAACATTTTCCGTGTAATGAGTGGTATGGGTGGCTTGGCTTACAGCAACTAAGCATGCTACTACCAATGTATCATCTCTTCATGAATGCACAGAAATGTGTAGCATTAACCATTCGTTCCAGACCTCTGATTGAAGAGTTTGGATACGCATTGGCAAAAAAGATAAGCCCAAATGTCTATACAAATTCAAGAATCATCAATACCAACGAAGGTTATTTCTTTATTCGGCAAGTTGGCGACAATACAAAAATCATAGCAAACTTTATGAATGATATGAACAATCTCGAGTTGGATATCCTCTGCAAAACATACAGAGATGTTGATCCGGCACATATGAAACAAGTTGTCAATGAATATTTCCGTCCTATGCGGTTGGAGAGTAAGTGGTTACGAAATCCTGACAACTATAGATAATGGGAATTCCTCGGGTCTATTGGTATGTTCTATTAATTGTGATGTTGGAGACACTGGCCATGAGCTGTTTCAAGAAGAGCATTGATAATACCGCCTTCTTTGCTGTCGGTGTGTTGTTTTATGCTGCTGTTGGTTATTTACTGCGTCTGACTATGAATGCATCGGGCATGGCGATGACAAATGCATTATGGTCTGGATTTTCAGTGATGGCAACGACAATTGTTGGAATTCTGTTGTTCAAGGAAGTTTTACACTATCATGATTACTTTGCGATTCTGTTGATTGTCACTGGTGTGATGATTCTGAAAGTAACTGACTAAGTGTGGGAGCATTCGTAGCCGTTGTCTTATATATCTCATAGTTTTCATTGATATGGTAACTAAACATTTCATACAGACGTCCATCGTTTCCTGCCGAATACATCATACCAAATCCAGCAGGATATCCTTTGCGATGCGAATACTTGAGAAGCCGTTCTTCAAGCAACTTGTAATCGGTATAATACTCAATATCTTCCCATTCTGCTCCATTGGGAATAAAAGCATACACATTCATTTACGTGATTGAAGGTCGATAGATGTAAGTTTGTTGTTTGGTTTGCATTTTCCAATTCCAAGTGTTTGTTGCATCATAATTGGCGCGGGTTGTCCTTCTCCAGGACAGGTTGTGTGGTCATAACCCAGAATATGTCCCATTTCATGCGAAATGACATATTGTCGGTATTCTTCTAATGGTAACTTGCTTTCCGGTGCTCCGTTTGTCCATCGCATAGCATTCACGCGCAGATGCTTTCCGCCCATTTCTGCACAGGACAGATTCGGGTCTCCACAACCAACTTGCTGAATACTCAATGGACTTGACAAGTGAATAATCACAGCTGGATTTTGAGTCACTTGCTCAAACTCATGAAACCTGCCCCATCCATCCGGATCTGCCAAATACATCGCAACTTCACTCTGAAACTTTTTCAAAGGATACTTGACATCGGAATCAACTACAGCAATATACCGAATCACCTTCATTGTATTGAAAACGGAAATGGTTTCTACAACTCATCAGGACATACCAAAATGACTGTATGCAAGCTTCCCAGAGCATTGAAGAAGTTGTGTGAGACCGGTTGTATCTATCGCGAGAAGCCGTTCAAACATCTGCAGTGTCAATACACATTGAATACAGATCCTTGTGTTGCTCCGTGCAAGAAGACTGAGCTCAGTTGTCCTTGTTATCGACCTCCTCCTTGTGAGTCCTTTAAATCGAAAACGAAAACAAATCAACATATTGGACAAGTTCAGTTAGCATGAAGTGTTCTCATTGCAAAAAGAAGACACACTTGGAATTCAAGTGTGCATGTGAACAAGTGTTTTGTGTATCGTGTCGAATGCCCGAAGTTCATCAATGTTCTAGTGTCGTGGCGAAACCTGTCGTTCTCGATAAGGTCGTGGGCGAGAAGGTGGTGAAGATATAAGAATTTCAAAGTAATCGATAAGTTGAATCATGTGCATGTAGTCGTATCGTGTTTGATGATTTGTGTTGATAGGCCATAAATCATATTCGTCATCTTCATCTTTTTCCACTCGGATTGTGAATTCAAAGTTCGGACGACCCTTCCAGACAAATCGACAATCCCATATGTTTTCATCGCGGTCGAATACATAAGCATCCAAATTGAGCTGTGTTTCCTCCAAAAGTCGCTGAACGATATTGTGCATGATGTTTTCCATCCATACAAAAAACAAATCCGTTTCTTAATCAAATGAACGTATTCTTGGAGGCAGTCTTTGTCGGTCTCTTCTTGGTTGTTGTGTTTTGGGGAACGGAAAAGCTGGGATTCCGTAAGTGGGTGACTGTCTTCTTGGCTGGTGCTCTGTTCCATTTGATTGCAGAGGTTTTGGGTATTAACAAGGCGTATGTCCAAAGCAAAAATCTTTAGTTTCTTTTTTTGATTTTTAGTTTCATTCACACATTCATTCAAGCTGTCCGATCCTTCCATTCACATTCATAGCTACAATAGTCCCCATTCCATAACGGTGCGATATACTCGCGAACACACCAAGCACAGCACTGGTAGATGTGTTTGCCATTCGGCGCCTCGTCCACATACTCTGTGCGGTGCCAGTTCATCGGGTCATTCTCAAAGATATCCTCGTAAGGACCAATCTCGGCACAATCGCGGCACATGTATCCACATACAGCAGTCCAGGTGAGGATTGTTGCAGCGGGCCTTGTAGCCACGGAACACCCGCTGGATTGTCACGATGGCGTTGTGGATACGAGCCACATGATTGCGAATGTCTCGCTCTACCCAACGCTTTGCGCACACCTTGGCACACTCCTTTGCGATAGGGCTGAAGTTCGGCACTGGCTTCATCGCCATCGCGTCCCTGTCTCGCCAGTATTGTTCCATCTCTGGGTTTGCAGCAATGCTATCCCAGTGTTCGACAATTTCATCGCCGTATTTCCACGGCTCGTCACAGAAGTCCTTGTGGAGTTCAGTGATGTTTGCGAGTGTCGTCTTGATGGTCAAGTTTGGCTGGTATGTCATTCCTGTCATGATATCACCCCAAGAATGGCACTCCTCTATGTATGCAGCGGTCTGCCCACCTCGTTTCTGGTCACCTCCCCCCAGACGGGTTACCGTTGCCTTTTTACGTGTGTCGGCTCCATCACGGGACTCCTCATCATCAGAGTCCAGAGCAGCAAAGAAGTTCGAACGCGACATTTTGCTGGTAGAATCGGTTAGTTCTGACTCACAAGAATCCGTTTTTGACGGTCAGGAATACATCACCTTCCGAAGACCATATTTCTTGATACACTTTTCCAGAAACATTTCACAGTTATGACATGGCTTGGATGGCAATATCTCATTGTGTCGATTCAGACGAACAACAATCAATACACAATCTCGTAATTGTGAAACATCGCCGAGTGCCTTGACAACTGCACGTTCTGCATGAATGGTCTGGTCATCCCATCCACATCCGCGAGAACGACTACCTACACGATTGTGTGAACGTGCAATCTCTTTTCCACGCTTTTGAAGGACTGCAAGATGAAAGTGAGTATTGTGACAATTTCGATACTCCATCTTCCTCGCGTATTCTGATTTATTGTCAAACCTAAATCCATTTTGAACAAATCGTTAAAAACGGATTCTTGGTTTTCAAACTCTAACGATTTACCCAGTCAAAATGGCAACTCTTAAGCAGATTATCGTGAACGCAGTTATCAAGGTCTCTCAGGAGAACCCTGCACTGAATGTGGAGGGTCAAGCTCCGTTTGAAGAGGCACGTAATGACTTCATCCGTGCGCTCATCAAGGAACTCTTCCCCGAGTGTCCTGAGATTGACTTGCCAACTACTAGCCGCGTTGAGATTCCAAAGATTCCGGATCTAGTAGATGAGCTGACCGAGCAAGTCAAGGAGCTCAAGATTGAGGAACCCAAGGAGAAGAAGAAGCCCGGTCGAAAGCCCAAGGCGAAGGATGTCAATATCAAGCAACTGAACAAGACACAAGAGAAGAAGCTGGAGAAGGTTGCAAAGGGTGCGGATAAGGATGTCCTGCTCGAGTATCTGAACAGTTTGACTCCTGAGGACTTTGATGCAAAGAAGTTTGAGGACCACATTCTGGACTGCTTCAAGCC